AAAACAAGTTATATTATACGATTACCCAGAATATGAGTCTTAGAAAAAGATTATTAGTTAAACCACCTAGTGGTGCATTAGTACCATCAGAACACTTTGGAGTAGTATTATACGAAGGAGATGGTTCCACGTCACATTCTATTAACGGAGGTAAGTTTGGTGCAGCTGCTTATTTTAATGGGAGCAGTTCTCAAATTACATTAGATTCATCTTCATTTCCATCATCAGGTTTTAGTATATCAGCTTGGGTTAATACTTCAAATTTGTCTAATCAAGGAGTTGTAGAATGGGGGGACCAAGCTACTGGAGAAAGAAGATCATTAATGATTTTAAGTGAAGGTAGCGGTCATAAAGCAGCTTTTTCAGGTTTTTCAGCTAATGTATTAGGTTCTACAAGTTTGTCAACTAACACTTGGTATCATATTGTTGTAACAGAAACAGGGGGAAGTGTTGTTGTTTATTTAAATGGTTCTCAAAATGGTAGTGGAAGTGTAACTTTAAATTCTTATACATCAACAACTGGATATATTGGACGAACAGGATTTGGAGAATATTTTGATGGTAAAATAGACCAAGTTAGATTGTTTAGCAAAGCTCTATCATCATCAGAAGTTTCAACACTATATGCAGAAACAGTAGAAACAGTAGAATCATTAGACCCATTATCAGAAGATACAACAGACACACTACAAGTACTTGGAGATAGTTCTTGTATTGCTACTTATAGATTTGAAAACAATGAAGATGATTTAAGTGGTAACTATGATGGAACTGGAACTGCGATACAATATGCAGCAGGAAGATATGGACAAGCAGCAAGTTTTAATGGGAGTAGTAGTAAAATTGCCGTAAATGGATTATCACTAACCCAAACAAGTATTAGCTTATGGGTCAATTTTAATACTTTGGCAAGCAAAAATCATTTTATTTTTAGTTTTAATTATAATGGTACTAATAGTTTTGTGCTTTATTGTGAAAACGGAGATTTAAGATTTCTTGATAGTGCTCCAGCTGTAAATGTAGACGCTTCTTTGTTAAGTACTACAACATTAACAACAAATCAATGGTATAATTTTGTTATTTCTATTTCTTCATCACAAGTAAAATCCTACATTAATGGAAGCATTGAGCAAACAGTAACAAGCAATAGAGGCAGCACTCAGTTTCCAATGCCGTTTGAACTTGGATATGCCACAACAAGAGCACTAACAACCGCATACTTCAATGGTAAAATAGACCAAGTAAGAATATTCAACAAAGAAATATCAGCGGCAGAAGTAACTACATTGTATAATGAAAACTCACTTGTAGCTTCTTATAGATTTGAAGGAAATGCAAATGATGATACAAGAAATTATGATGGTACTGCTACAAATGTTACTTATGAATACGGATTAGGCTTTACTCCTGATTTTGTTTGGATAAAAGAAAGAAATGCTGCTGAATCTCATAGAGTATATGATTCAACAAGAGGAGCTACTAAAGAAATATATACAAACCTTACAAATGCTGAAGTTACAAATACTCAAAGTTTAACTTCATTTGATACAGGGGGCTTTACTGTAGGTTCAAGTAGTGTGGTAAATAACAGTGGTGAAACTTATGTAGCTTGGTGTTTTAAAGCAAACGGAGGAACAACAAGCAGCAATACTGATGGAAGTATTACAAGTACAGTACAAGCAAATACACAATCAGGATTTAGTATTGTTAGAATGAACGCAGGTTCAACAAATGGTGATAAAACAGCAGGTCACGGTCTTGGTGTTAAACCTGCTTTTGTGTTATTTAGAAGATGTCCAGATGGTTCAGCTTGGTTTACTTGGCATCAATCGCTTTCACAAGAATCTTACTATTTGTATTTGCATTCTGATTTAGGTGAAGGTGATTTAACGCAAAGTGGTAATGCGTGGGGAAATCAAAGTTTTACAGATACTACTATTAGTTGGAATACTGGATGGACAGTTAGTGCTAATGAAGATTTAATTGCTTATTGTTTTGCAGAAGTCGATGGCTTTTCAAAGTTTGGTTCATACACAGGTAATGGTTCAACAAATGGACCGATTGTAGAAACAGGATTCGAACCTGCTTGGTTAATGGTAAAAGGGAGTAGTAATACTGGAAGTTGGATAATTTTTGATAATAAAAGAAATTTAATAAACCCAAGAGATAAAGCACTACGAGCAGATTCATCTGCAGCTGAAACGACAAGTTCTACAATTGAAGTTGATTTTTTATCTAATGGTTTTCAATTAACAGGAACTGATACTGATTATAATGGTTCAGGAAGAACTTATATCTATATGGCATTTGCTGCAGACCCTGACACAGAAGCACCAACAGTAGCAAAAAGTTTTAGTACAGTATCTTATACAGGTACAGGAGCAATACAAAGTATTGATGGTTTAGGATTTAGTCCCTCGTTGGTTTGGTTGAAAAATGACACATATTATTCAACTTTTGTGTATGATACTATAAGAGGTGCTACAGAAACTCTTTATACTGCCTGGAATAGTGCTGAACTTGTAGAAACAGGGTTAACTTCATTTGATGATGATGGATTTACTTTAGGTAGCCTTTATTTCCAAAACAGAAATGGAGATACTTATTATGCTTGGGCGTGGAAAGCTGATGATAACGAACCGACAATTTTTGGAGGACCTGCAGTAGCGGTATATAAATTTGAGGACAATGCAAATGATGTAACAGGCGATTATAATGGGACTGCTTCTAATGTAACATATAGTTCAAGTGGTAAGTTTAATAAAGCTGCCGTATTTAATGGAAGTAGCAGTAAAGTTGAAAGCTCTACAATATCATCAAAATTATTAAATGATTATAGTATATCATTTTGGGTTTATTTAAATACAATAGGTTCAACAGATGGTATTATGGGACTTTATACTTTTAATACTAATGATGGAATGAGTTTAGCTTTTGCTAATGGTAATTTAATTCTTAATGCAGGTGATGGTCAATCGCAGTACAATCCTGGTAGTCCAATTTTAAGTACAGGTCAGTGGTATCACGTTGTAATTACTTTAAAAGATGGTGGTGATATGAAGTTATATATAGATGGTAATTTACAAGCAACATTATCATCTATTAATAATTCAGCTACATCTTCATCAATTTTAAGATTAGGTTTAGGAAGTAGGACAAACAATGGTTTATATTCATATAATCAATATTTAGACGGAGAAATAGACCAAGTAAGAATATATAATGGTGCTTTAGCACAAGAACAAGTAACAGAACTATATAATGAAACTGCATCACAAAATGATGATTTAAATTTAGGTGGACCACCTGAAATTATAATTAGTGCAAATGCTAATGCAGGATTTAGTATAGTTCAACACACTGGAACTGGTGTTGCAGGTAAGATTCCTCACGGATTAAGTGCAACCCCTGAAATGATTATTAGGAAAAATATAGATGCAGCAAAGGATTGGAATGTATATCACAGTGGAGCAGGTTTAGCAATGGGTTATTTAAATCATAGTGACACATTTAGCACTACAAACAATGCAGCAGATAGTTTTGATAGAACCGCACCTACTTCAACCGTTTTTTCAGTTGGTCAAGCTAATAATCAAGGAAATATAAATGGCAATAGATACATAGCCTATTGTTTCCATTCAGTAGCTGGATATAGCAAGTTTGGAAGTTATACAGGTAATGGCAGCACAAATGCAATAACAGGATTAGGCTTTCAACCTGACTGGATTTTAATAAAAGATACAAGTGCTGCTGAATCGTGGAGATTGTTTGACAGTGTTAGAGGTGTGCCAAATACCTTTTTCATTAATACAGCTAGTGCTGAAACTACTGACTCTGGTTTGGTTTCTTTTGATAGTGATGGATTTACTTTAGGTTATGATTGGTATTCACGAGTAAATACTAATGGTAACACCTATATATATATGGCATTTAAAATAAACTAATGATTAATGATTAAAAAATAATAAAATGAATGGATTTGAACCAACATTATTAGGAATTAGTGTTTATATAATAACAATAGCAGAGATTAATCAATACTTACAAGGGTTACTAATAATAGCAACGTTGGTGTATACGATAATTAAGATCCATCAGTTATTAAATAAAAAATAATTAACTTTATTAAAAATAAATATTATGAAAAACTTTTTAAATAAAATTTGGGAAGGTATTAAAGATGCATTTTGGCTACAAGTACCTTATATTATTTACTCAACAGTATGGTTATTATTAACTATGTTTTGGGCAACAGTATTCTTAAAGTGGTTTATGAATAAATATTATTAAAATGAAATTAAGTAAAAATTTAACATACGCTGAAGCGATAAGATCTGAAACAGCTAAACGTAGACGTATAGAAAACACAGCACACGGAGTAATACTAGACAACTTAAAGCTAACAGCAGATAAAATATTTCAACCCGTTAGAGATCACTTTAATAAACCTATTTACGTAAGTAGTATGTATAGATGCGAAAGGTTAAACGGTTTAGTGGGTGGTAGTAAAAACAGTAAACACATTACTGGACAAGCTATAGATATAGACAACGATGGTACTGATGTATCTAACAGAGATATATTCTATTACATAAAAGACAATTTAAAGTTTGATGTATTAATATGGGAGTATAATGACGATAGTCCTAGTTGGGTACATTGTAGTTATGTAGAAGGTTTAAATAGAGGTTTAGTATATCGCAATACAGGTTTAGGTTTAATAGAGTTTAAAGAACCTAAAGTAGAAAAACCTAAAAAAGTAAAGTATGAGCAAAGAAAGAAAAAAGTTCAAGGAAACGAAACTAGGGCAATTCCTACTAGGGAAGTCGGGGGTGTTTCAGAGTCTAGCGGAGACAATACCTGATCGAGGCGTTCTCGGACTCGTCAAACGTCTTTTAGTAGAAGATAAGGGTTTACCTCCAGAGGACAAACAAACAGCTCTTAGAATGCTTGATATTGAGTTAGAGGAGATGGATGCGGTTACTCGTAGATGGGAAGCTGATAGTTTATCTGATAGTTGGCTTAGTAAAAACGTAAGACCTATATCTTTAGTATTTTTAACTTTAGTATATGCTACAGGGTTTTTTTTAAAATATGATCTAACGATTATAAATCAATTACTTCTTTTAGTCTATGGAGCATACTTCGGTTCACGAGGTTTAGAAAAAATAAGAAAGCTCTAGTACAATATAGTACATACATTATTATCTTATACATAATTAACTTATACAATATAGTACTGTACATAATATAATAAAATTTTTATATTTACAAAATGCGACAAAAATTAATTAAAAAAATTGATAGGCTGTTTAGTGAATATATAAGATTAAAACACGCAGATCATTCAGGTAATTGTAAATGTATAACTTGTGGAAAAACTTATCATTATAAAAATATTGATGCTGGTCACTTTGTTAGTCGTAGGTTTCTTATTGTTCGCTACGATGAACTAAACGTACACCCTCAGTGCAAGTACTGCAACCGATTCTTAAACGGTTTAGCTTATGAATACGGTAAAGCTATAGATATGCTTTATGGTAAAGGTACCGCAGATAAGTTAGTTAGCCTATCTAAACAAACAATTAAAATAGAAAATTACGAATTAGAAGAAAAACATTTGTTTTATAAAAAAAATTTGATAACTTTGAGGAAACAATTATAAAAATATGTACACACAAAACGATTTAAGTATAATAAAAACACAAGCTGATGGCTTTGTGAATGACCAATTAAAATGGCAAAGACTACGAATAGAATCTCTACAAAAAGAGTTATCTAAGGAAAAACAAAAAACAAAAGAGCTAGAAGAATTATTAGCTTACGCAGATAAATTTAATTTAATAAACACACAATGAGCTTAGCACAAAATCAAAACAGACAATCAACTATAGACTGGATCGAAGAAGGTAAAACTTGGTCTGGTAAAGATGGAACAGAAATGAAAGAATATAAAGTATCACTTAAAAATGGTGATATACCAGTATTCAATTATCCATCTAACAAACCGTACCCATTTGCAAAAGGTGATAATGTTACGTACCTTTTGAACGAAAGAATGGTAAATAAAAAAATAATTCAAAACGGTAAACAAATGAAAAAAGTAGAAAACAATCAAGCTACAACAACTACTAGTACAACAACAAATACATCTCTAACACAGCAACAAAGTATAGCATTATCTGTTGCGTCTAAGCTAGGGTTCGAAACTGTAACTAGTGATGCTTGGCAAAAAACATTAAAGTTTCAAGACACAGAAAAAAGATCGCAAGCACAAAGCGAATTACTAAGTTCAATAGGACAAGTAACAATAGCATATTATAATTTACTAACAACTAAACCACAAAACAATGTCGCAAAAAACTGATACTGTATTTGTAAATGGACTTTACACTTACACAAATGAAAAAAGTTTTATAGTATCTAAGAACAGTTTAAATGTAGAAAAGTTTTTAGAGCAATTAAAAGATCCTGATGTACAAAAACATATAAAGGAGAATGAAGGTTACCTTAAATTTATTACAATGCTAAGTAAAGCTGGTAAACCTTATAGCAAACTAGAAAGTAACAATTACAAAGAAATAACAAGCAAGGAACACAGTCCTGATCGAAACAACAATGACGATGACGGACTCCCATTCTAATACGGTTTCTTTACAATCCCAAGTAAGTAGACTGAATGACATACGTAATGGTAAGATAAAGGAAGGTCTACGACTTGGAATACCAGAGATAGACGAGTACTGGAGATTTAAGTTTAGTAACTTTAATGTAGTACTTGGACACGCATCAACAGGTAAAACCACTACACTACTTTATTTACTTTTGTTATATGCTGTTAAGTATAATTTAAAATACTTAATATATTCTGCAGAGAATGAACCAAGCAGTATAAGTAAAAAGTTATGTGAATTTTTAATAGGGTTACCATTTAATAAAATACCAGATAAGGTATGGAAAGAAAAAATTAAATGGATACACGAACACTTTAGATATATAGATATAGATGAAACATTTACATCTAGCGAATTATTAAGACAAGCAGAAAAAATTAAAAAAACATTTAATTACCACGCTTTATTAATAGATCCATACAATTCACTTATAAGAGATAAAGAGTTAATGAAAACATATGGTGGTCACGAATACGACTACGCAGTTATGGGAGATTATCGTTTATTTACTAGACGAAACAAATGTTCTATATATTTAATTACACACGCAGTAACAGAATCACTAAGACATAAACACCCTAACGGACATAAGTTTGAAGGATATATACAGCCACCTAGTGCAGGATCAGCTGAAGGTGGAGGTAAATTTTTAAATAAAAGTGATAATTTTTTAATACTTCACAGGTACACAAATCATCCAGAGTATTGGACTAATACGTATTTAGCTGTAATTAAAATAAAAGAAATAGATAGTGGTGGTAGACCTACACCTATGGAAAATCCAATAGAGTTTAGATCACTAGCTAATAATGTAGGGTTTAGTATAAATAATAAAAATTTATTACATTTAATAGAAAAGCGTGATTCTTGAAATAGCATATAAGAAACATAAAGATTGGTTAAGGATATGTAAATCTTTTAACTGCGATGATGACGACTGCAAAGATATTGTTTCAGAGCTATACTTAAAGATAGATGATTTAACAAAGAAAGGTAAAGATCTTAGATATGGAGATGATGATATAAATTATTTCTACTGCTATAAAATTATATTTCATTCTTGCCTTAGATTAAAACAACACAACAATAAACGTAAAGATTTAATTATTACATCTGATAGTGAGAATTTTGATTTAAGTTCAGCTCTAGCTAAGTATGGTAAAAAAAGTACAATAGATGAAGATATGTTATTTAATAAGTTAGAAGAATTTACAAATGATTATAGAGAGAAACTTACTTGGTATGATATAACAATATTTGAGTTACTATCGGGCGGTAAGAAAATATCAGAACTACAAAGAGAAACTAATATAAGTTATGTATCTTTAAGAAACACATATTTAAAAGTAAAAGATTTTGTAAAAAAACAATATGAGAAATTCGATTGGACTAGGGGATCTAGCAGAAAAAATAATTAACATAATAACATTTGGTTATGGTAAAAGAATTGCAACTTGGGTAGCAAAACTATTTGGCTATAAAGATTGCGGCTGTGATAAAAGAAAAGACGATTGGAATAAAATACAAATTAAAAGATGACAGATAATGTACAAATGATACAAATTGATTACGATCAATGGACTAAATTTAAAGGAGTTAAAAATAACACAATAGCAAAAAACGAACTTAAATTAATCGAAAGTCTACACGCAAAGTATTTTAATCATCCTTACGAAAGTTTATGCACTTGTAGGGGTGAACATATAATAGGTAGAATACAAGAGTTTGTAGACGAGCTAAATGTTATTTATAAAAATGGGTATAAAAGAAGTACATAAATGGGAACAAACGGTAGTTGATATATTAAATATAGATGGTTGGAACCTCACTTGGTGTGGTGAAGATTATGAATATTTTGATGCAAAAGGTTTAACACCAAAGAAAAATGAATGCGTAATAGAAATGAAATTTAGACATAAATATTATGAAACAAAATTATTAGAGAAAGGTAAGTATGAAAGATTGTTACAATTACCACAAAAAATACATAAGTTATATCTAGTGTTTGATCCGAAAGGTATGTATATATTTTGGTTAAACAAATTAGATTTACCAGAGTTAGAGAAACTAAATTGTCCAGACACAACACTATGGACTAAAAAGAAAAAAGAAAAAGAAGTATATTTATTAGAAGAATCACAAGCAAGTTATATAAACAATGAATCAGGATTTGATAGATGCTTATAAAAAGCTAGACGCAATTAAAGAATTTGAGTGCGATAATAATATTTCAACAATATTAGCTTTATTAAATAAATGGAATAAAAAAGCACAAGATAATAAAGAACTTAAAAAAGTAATAGATGCTTTCTTAGATATACAATGGCATATAATAGAATTAAAACGTGATAGAGATTTAGCATTGAAAGCGGTAATGCAATATAAATTTCAAAGAGACGGTGCAATAAACGAAAGAAACGAAGCTAAACAACAATTAAAGAAATATGAAGATACACATCTTGACTGACATAGTAGGACAAGAACCATCTGAAGATGTAGAAAACAAACTACTAGACACAGTAAACTCTTTATGGTTAGATTTCGATAGTGTACCAGAAGTAGGAAGTGAAATAGAAGTAGAGTTGTTTACATTTATATTTAGGTTTGAGATGGAAGGTAAAAGATATAAATTAGTAGATAACGACATATATATTTATTTAACATATAGAATGACATATGAAGAATTTTAATAAACACGACAAACGAAAACAAATACCTGTATACTCTGGTGTAGTAAAATACTTTCCTGATGCACTTAAAATGGTAGCACAGGTAAGTTATATAGGAAACCAGCAACACCATCCAGATAAACCTTTACATTGGGATAGAAATAAATCTACAGATGAATTAGATGCACTTGCAAGACATTTAATAGACTGCGGTACATTAGATGATGATGGTATACCACACGATGCTAAAGTAGCTTGGAGAGCGTTAGCTAACCTACAGAAATATATAGAAAAAAATAAATAATTGGATCTTATAATATTAGATATGCTAGAAAATCAAATAAAACTATTAGACGGAAAATACTACGATAAAACAGAACTGTTATCTAAAATGCTAGATGATGACTTTTATTATGGCTTTATGAATAAATGGGCGTTTAGCAGCTCAAGTATAAA